AGAAATGAAGCAACGAACTTGGTGTTCTCTGCTGCTGAGTGAGACTCTTTAGTCCCTTGTTTAATTTGTGCTGCAAAGTCTTCTACGGCCATGGTTCTTCAATCTCAATATAATTAGGGTTGTCACATGATTTCATGTATTCTATTAGATCATCTCTAATCTCCATTAGTTCATTGTAACACTTTTGGTTATGAGAACATGATCTTAATTCAGTGTCAGGTTTATACAATGATTCTAACATCAATGTCTTAGCACGATCCCATTTCTCATATGGTGTATCGTCACCTTCAATGCTACGTTGATCTTTACTGGCCATAATATTATAAGTGTTCTTGGAGTTCTATGGGGTTGCCTTGTGACACTTCTTTTGGTGTCCAACCAAATCCATTTTTCTCTTCTCTTCGTGCGTTAATAAGTTTATTCTCACAATCACGAAGTTCTTTCTTCATCTGATGGATTTCTTCCTCAGTATATAGAAATGGACTTCGTTCACTTGCTTGAAGACACTTCTTAAGTATTACTGTTTGACTTTTATATCCTACAACAGGATCATATGGTTGGTTATTCATCATCTACCATCTCAAATTCATCTATATTTTGTGCAGGAAGCAAATGTCCTCCTATCTCATATATATGTTCTCCGTTGACACAACCTTTGTACTCAAGACCATTAAGAGAGCCATACTCTCGTATGGCTGCTTGGATCTTATAATGCATCAGTTGTCCTTTAGCAGGTACTTTCATAACAAAATGCGATTTGATATAATGCTAAGGCATTATGCTAGATTTGTCAAGTAGGTTTGTTTTCCCATACAATATCACCCCATGTATCAACCACGTATGCTTTCATAAAGTGGTCAGCATCGGGACAATCTGCTAACTTAGGGAACCATGATGCTCCCATTAATGTTGCCTGATCCTCATCTGGATACTCAACAGTATTAAAGATGCCTTGCTTCATTATATCAATAATATAATCATCTACGAAACCTTCGTAGTATGCTGTAACAGTTGCTTTCTTATCTGCATCCAGATTATTATAGGTAGTCAGATCAAAATATAATACTGACACTTGATGTCTCTGAGCCCAATAAGCAATGAGATCAAAGTGCGATAGTTCTTTCCCATTGATAATCATCTTAAGAACCTCCAGATGCACTAGGTTCAGAGCCTTCTGTAGGTGATGCACCTAGTGCATCTAACTCTGCTTGTGCTTCAAAAATTATTCTATCTAACCAATCTTTCTTCGCTGAATTTTCAGAGTTTGCAAACTCATATGCAGTAGGAGTACCATCAGCAGCAAGTTGAGCAGTTCTTACATTCTCATACTCTACTAATAGTTGTGGGAAGTATGCTGTCTCAGTCAATGATTTCTGTAGTAGATAATATGAGATCTTCTCTCTAAATGCCTTAAGATAATGCTTACCTAATGGTAAGAACTGTTCAGGTGTAGTGAGGTAATCAATACCAGGGAAATCCTTGGACCATATTTCTGTATAGAAATCAGGTGAGATTGGAAACTTAGTATTCTCTACTTCAGTAGCAAATTCTGCTGTTCCTGTTAATTCTCTTAGTTTCTGTCTGTATAATGTATATTTTGCTTTAGTGTCTGCATCTAACGGTGAGTCTGAGACCATGACCCAATCAGTCTCACTTAACAAGAAATTTCTAGCAAGTCTTACGGAGAATGGAGTAACTATTCTTTGTTTAGCATATAATCTACCTAGTTCTTTCTGGTAGTCTTCATTCTCAAGGGAGTCTATTAAATAAAATGCTTCAATCAGTTTATCTTTTAGTTGAGTGGCCTCAGGTATGTCAGCCTGCTCCATCTCATAGTCTTTCCATTCAAAGGCATTAGTCTTAAAATTCTTTAAGAACTTCCTACGCTTGGCATGATATGTTCCATTAGTATACCAATGAAATGATATGAGTTTATCTTTATCACTATCCCATAGAGGATATAAAAATGTAGACAAAGTATCCTTCCAGTAACTCTCTGGAATTACTTTGGGTGTTCCATTGTATGATATCTCCTGTGCTATTGTATCTAATTCAATTTGTAGTACAGGTGGATCAGCATTGATAGCCATCTTGTTAACTATAGTCTCCGTATGTATTTAGTATGCCTTGATCAAGTATTTGCATGTTCTATAAGGATGTAGTAATGGTACATTAATATCAGGATCAATGGTTGCCTGTGGTTCTATCTTAGTTGTTGACTTTAAAGTCAACTTTGCATCAGATGCACCAAGACCAGAACTGTATGTTATACCTGGCCCAGTTTCACCTTCAACAGTATAAGTTAGACTATCAACCAATGGTTTTGATATAGCACCAGGACTCTGTTGGAATACAAGACCAGATACCTGAGAGTACCACCAAATAAATTCAATAATACCATAATGATCACTATCATCAGCATTATCATTAGAACCAGATGGTGTTGCTCTTGGTTGCTCAATTCTGAATCTAGTATCAGTTGCTCTTGCTGCTTCAGGTACTGCCACAGAATATGTATACCAATTAGTTGTACCATTACCATCCCAAGTATTCTCAATAATAGGAACATTACCAATGATAGGATCATTCCTTACTGATATTGGTGAGATAATAGTATCAATTAAATTCCAGTTGGTTGATCCTGAAAGTTGATAGTACACACGTAATGATTCTTCAGGTGTGTTTCCACCATTAACTCCATTACCTCTACAAGCCTTAATTGAGAAGTAATTACAATTAGTGGTATCAACTGGCCTTAAATTAATAAAACGTGTTCCTCCATTACCACTCAGTCCACCAAATTTAACATACTGTGTATATGACTGTGATGATGCAGGTGTTAATGTTAAAGCACTTACTTGTCCAGCAGCCTCATCAACAGTAGCTGTTGCTGTAGTACCACCAGATATTCCATTCATTATATAAACGTATGGTTGAGATTGATAACCAGCACCATTACTATCAAGAGAAATAGCATTGACTGTTCCTGCACCAGATAATGTTACTGATCCTGCTGCATTAGTAGTTGCTCCACCTCCTGCAAATATAACGTCAGGTACTTGAGCAGATGTTGGTAAAGCAAATGATCCAGAACTTCCAGTACCAGTACCATTACCAAAGATGTCAACATCCCACACATTTGCATCCTGTGATGCAGATTCAATTATATCACCAGTAGTAGTTCCAGTCTGCCCACCTTCATATCCAGTGATAGTTCCTAATCCTATCTTAGCATATCCACCACCAGCAGTAGCACTAGATCCTGTGGTTTGTCCACCCATTGATACACCAGCACCACCAGTTCCAACTTCTACAGTAATATCAGCAGGATCATTTAAGAAAGAAAACTCAATATTACCAACGAATGAACCTCCAGCAGCACCACCGCCACCACCAGCAGTCCAATAATCATTATTATATTCTACTTGTAATCTTACAGCTGCTTCTCCTCTTTGAATACCATCACTAGATGCACGAGAATGAGTTTCAGCAAAACTAGCATTTTCCAAATAATCTGTACGATATGATGATATGCCTTGTCTACCACCAGCACCACCTTGGTGCTGACCATCACCACCAGGTCCACCACCTTGTCCAGCAGAACCACCACCATTTCCTGAACCACCAAATGAGAGACCGTTGCGAGCGACACCGCCACCGCCTCCTCCACCGCCACCACCGACGCAGGTATAGTTACCACCAACACCACCTTGTCCAGCACCGAGAGCTTGAGTTGTTGCATCAACTCCTTGAGGTGGTCCAACACCAGCAGTACCAGTACCTCCATCATCACCATCTGAACCAGCACCACCTCCACCACCAACACCAGCGATGATGAGTGATCCACGTTTTATTAATGTAGATGCTCCTCCACCTCCACCAGCATTGACTCCATGACCATTACCACCTTGTCCACCATTACCAGAGTTATAATCATTACTTGCACCAGCAACGTTATTCTGAGCAACTTGCCAAGGACTTACACCAATTGCTTGTCCTGCTCTATTTCCTATCTCTACACTCCATACCTGTGATTGGAATGTACCTAATTCTCCACTAACTAAATCAACCTGTAAATATCCACCAGATGATCCTTGATAGTTACCTCTATGTGCTCTTCCTCCCTTAGCACCCCACATTGTAAATGTTGCACTGGTAGGATTAGAAATCAAATTAGTATCAGGGAATGTTGTTGTTGGTGCAGTAGTAGAACCACCAGTACAATTTGCTCTTGACTCTGCTACTACATTATTAGTTCCTGCATCTTTAATTTCAAATGCAAGTCCACCAGGATTATCACCCCAAGTATTATTACCAACACTACCAGTATTTCTGACTCTAAATGTTACTCTATTCAATCCTGCATCACATGGTCCAACTGTAACATTTGTAGATGGTGTACTATTAGAACTAGCACTTGCATTCCAAGTACCTAAAGAATTTTCTGCACCTGTCCAATACATAGTGGCTTCATTATCACATGCAAACTCCACATCATATGAATTACCGCCACTAGCATTTATTTCTATTCCACATTCTATCCAATCACCATAATAAGGATCTGGATTACTTAATCCTGGAAATGTTTTATATATTGCATGATCCTTCATAAACTGAGACCATACACCCTGTGTTCCTGTTGATAACTGTGCTGTTCCTATTGCTACCCAATTTCTAGTATATAATCCAACAGTAAGATCTAATGTTTGATCATATGTACCAGTCTGTCCACCTACCAATACGTTAACACCATTAGATCCAGATGAATAAGGATCAACACTAGCTAATGCTCCGTTACCTCCACCTTGAGGATCATTTGGATATTGTGAATATAACCAACCTGGAGAAGTTGGAGCATTTTGACCATTTTGACCAGCAGCACCAGTAGCTCCACCTTGCACATTAACTGATCCATTATTAACAGCTGTGCCACCTATTCCACCAGTTCCACCACCCATTCCAACATTTCCTTGGCCACCACCGCCACCACCTACTACTAAATCAACCTCTGCTCCATCACCAACCTTTATCCTACTTCCAGTACCATTATTACCTGCTGTTGTACCAGCAGCACCTGATCCACCACCAGCAAATACTTCATATATTAATTTGTCTGGAGCACCAGTTATATTTCCTAAATTTATACTATAATTTCCTGGTGTAGTATATGTCCATTCATTAGAATAATCATATATTGGAGTACCACCTGTATTAACAGTTCTTCCACCAATAACAGATGATCCACTGAATTTTCTAAAGACTGGACTGGGTATATAAGTTTGGAATACATATGTTCCTACACCACTAGTACCTGAAGCAAGATACTTTTGTTCTGATGCTGCTACAGTTGGGTCTTGAATTGTTCCAGGACCACCAGCACCACCAGCATAATCAAGTACATCATATGTACCAACAGTATTATCTGTATTTGGTTGTCTTAATAATCCATGACTATGTGTAAAGACCTGTCCAGTTGTAGGATACCATCTTGTTATTCTTCCTGTTCCTTCACGATAATCTTGTTGGTATCTATCACCACTAGCCTCTTGAATCCATGAGTTAGTACCTGATTGTGCATGATAAACTGTATGACTGTGTTGTTGAGCACCAGAGAGTTTAGTCTCTCTCATACTTATCTCAACTGTCTGCTGTCCTATTATAGTACACTCTGTAGTTTCAACTACATTCTCATATCCAGAAGTAACTATCCTACCTAATGAAAAATAATCATCTTGTAATGTCTTGTCTAAGTACCATCCACCACCTGTAGTACCCACACCCATTGTAGAGTTTGCTATAGTTGGTGAGTTCTGACCCCACACAGGGCCATTACCAACTACTTTCTTAGCAACCATATCAGGAACTTTGAATGTTCCCATTAATGTATCACCTAAAAAATCTAATACATTATTCTTAGTGATACCTTCTAATGATCCATCATTAGGATTGATTCTTGCTTGAACTGTAGCTTGAGTAGATGCACCACCACCACTAAGAACTACATTAGGTACAGTAGTATATCCAGATCCTTGTTCAAATACTGTAAGAGATATTACTACACCATTTGCAACAGTTGCAGTTGCAGTTGCAGTAGTTCCTCCTGAAGTTGATGGTGGATCAATAGTTACAGTTGGAGCACTTGTATATCCTACACCTCCTGTTAATATATCTAATCCATTACTAGCAGTTCCACCATAATCATTACCAATTATTTCAAATAATCCTGGATAATCATTTATATTATATTCTGTACCATCACAATATAAGTATCCCTCATGTGTATAAGCTGGATCATCACCAGCTTGATATGCATTACCAGTATTTTCACTTAATGCTGGAAATGCAGCTGCACCTGCTTTAATAAAACTATGGTCATAAGAATTTGCACCAGCCTTAAGGTTAGGCACAATAGCACCTATAGGTGTTGTGTCTGTTAAGATATCTGTTAGATATCCTGTCCTTGCATTTCTATAAGTCTGGGTCATCTTTATATCTTAATTAAGTATTCCATTACAATAAAAGGAGCAGCAGCAGAATCAATTGATACTGAAGAATCAACTCCTATAGACATAGTTGTAGATAAATTCTCTGGTGGAATTGATATAGCAGCAGTCTTTACTTTATATGTATGATCTCCTTTAACAATATCAATACGATGGTTATGTGATGTAGGATCAATTCCACCTTCTCTAGGTAAATCAAGAGTATCTGTCATCTCATTATCACAATCTGGAGTACATGAATTATTATTAACATCTAAGTTAGATTGTAATGGTAATACATCATACAAACTATTTCCTGCCCAATCATCAGGAACTCCTTGAGCACCCTGAATATATGTTACTGGAACAGTCAATGTTGAAGATGCTAAACAACCACAACAACCAGGGAATCCAGTAACACAAACATATGTTAAAACTAACCACACTCTACTAACATCACAAAATCTTGCTAGATTCTGTCCATCAGCAGAACCAGCGAGATCAAATCTATTCATATTATAACTGGAGTTACTAATACAGTTATATGTGTATTGAGTTCCAGCACCAAATATACAATGTCCGTAATAAACAGTCTGTTGTAATCCTGCTGCTTGAATAGATGTAGGGCCTCCATTATCACCTGGACTCCATTTATCTATTGCTTTACATGGTTCTTGAGCACTACCTGGTGGTTGTGCAGGATCATTATTATATCTTGTTGCATCCAACCAATCTTGAATAGGAACAGTAGATGCATTTCTTCTACCAGTTCTACCAGCTCCTATAGGATTTTGTGAATTTGTTTCGTTGGTCTGTAAGTTTCTTGATCTATTCCATGTACCAAAGTGAGCATGAGGATGTACAGCATTTTCTTCTACACCTTCACTATCAGTTCTATGTGTTTCACCAGCATAATTCCATGATGGTTTACCACGAACTTCTATCTCCTGGCTGGGAACACTAATTGAACCAGAATATTGTATGGTAACATTTTCACCAATAGCAGATGCAATTTCTACACCAATACCACCTCTACTTATCTCAGTACCTAAAGCATTGGTAGTTCTTATATTATCATATACACCAGCATTAGCACCAGAAGTAGGCTCTGGATACTTAGATCCAAAGTCAGGAACCATGAACTGATCATCTGTTATAAAATCAAATGCAGTATTATCAAGATTTTTTCTAAGAAACTTAGTCTGTTCACCTGTTCCTAATATAGCAGCAAGTTGTGGATAATCCTCTGCATAATATATTGTACCATCACACCTTAAATATCCAGCTGGTAAATTTCTAACGTTGTTAGTCTCTTCAGGCGGTCCATCATACTCAACTGGCCAAATAATTATTTGACCTGTAAGATTACCATACTTTGATTTTTCTTTTCCGTATAGTACTGTCATTAGTATGCCTTAATGAGAAATGTACAAGTTGCTGATGGTTGAGTTACGTCCGCAGAAATATTTAGAGCATTTTCAAGACTATCTGCCTGTAATGCTGATCCATCTGCATCACTAGCAGTGTGTGATGGTGGCCCTGACATAGATCCCATGCCTTGAGAAATTTCAAAACTACCATGATTATGCGATTTAAAGGCTTGGTTTAATGGATCTTTGTTAGTAGCACTCAAGTTCATACTTGTTGGCCAAGTACCATTCTTGAATACTAAATTTCTTGTTCCACTAGCAAGGGTCTGTTGGTTTAGTGTAACTTCATAGACACCACCACCAATATCTTCAATGGTTTGTACCCATGTTCCCTCCCTTAAGTATGTATATTTCTGATCATTATCAGCATCAACAATATACATTAACGGAGTGATCATATCATATTGATACCACCAATCTACATTTTGTGTACCAGTAGGATCACCATATACTCTTCTTATATCTGTACCTGCTGGTAACTGAAATTTGTTAGTACTAGCAGTAATAGTAACACCATTAACTGTGAATACTGGTGAGGTTTCTGGATCGTCCACCAATCCATCAGCTCTTACAGGTGCTCCTGTATCATATCCAAAGAAGTTAGGTCTATTCCTAGTCTCCATTGGTCTTGGGAACATACCTGTATGACATGGTGTTGCATGTGAATCTTCTGGAGTTATATCAACCATATCAGCAGTATCATACCTACCAAATACAGTCTGTGTATAAGTCTCTGTTGCTTGACCTGATCCTCTATTTGTTCCTCTCCAGTTGGATGCACCAGCTGGGACATTATTCCAATAGTTCTTTCCTGTGCTATCCTGAACATATTCCCTAAATGAATCCATCATAGGTAATGTATGTTCTTTGTTAGCATCACCATAAAATGTTAAATTTGTAGCACCATTACTCCATGTTGTAGGTTGTGCTTCTTCAAGAGCACAAGTATTTGGACCTCTACTTTCGTCACAATGAATAGTAGCACTACCAGTCATGGTAATACCTAAGTCAGTTCTAAAATTCATAACACCAACATCAGTTGGGTTTACAGATGGAATAGTATCAGCGTGACCGTGTGCTGGTGTATGGTTAATACCCAACTTACGATTCAATGTATGAACAGTTTCTAAGAAATCTGGTGCTTGTAGAGTAATATCACTAAATTTAAAATATAAATTACCTGCTATGTTAAGACTGAAATCTATATCAGATGTGGCCTCGTATGTAGTAGAGATAATAGTAGTCTCACCATAATCACTAACTAAATCACCAACAACAGTTGCAGCATCATCCTGACCCATTTGATATGCTGGTTGATCAAGATGAAATCTCTCTAAGTCCATCAATACACTTGATGATAACTGAGGTAATCTAAATGTTGCTGGTGTAGCAATATAAGGGAACTGATAATGATTACCACCACCATCAGTCATGTCACCTCCATAAGTATCACCAATAACAGATGCTAATAATGGATAATCAAAAGCATTTAATGTAGAACCATCACAAACTATCCAACCTTTAGGTATATTGGATGCGAGGAAACCAGTTCCTCCATCACCACCCCAAGGTAGGATAGTTCCTATCTTGGCGGTTCTCATACTTTTTAGTGAATCGTAATGTACTGTCATTGATTATAACTCCATTAGCCACCATCCGCGTAGTGCAGGTGGTATTGTTCTTGAATTTGCAGATCCCTCAATGTCAACCGTACCAGCAAATACTAGTCCGAATGATGCATTGCGTGTCTGAATAACCAATTCACCTGAATCCCATGCTGTTGCTAGAGACTGACCATTTCCTGCATCTAACTTAGATCCAGTTGCATCACCCTGAATAGCAGTGGCAATACCACTAATCTTCTTCGCTCTAATGATTAGACTTGTGTTATATGTTAAGTTTCCACTTAATTCAACGAATCTAATCATATCACCTGTTTGTGGATTATCTGGTAGATATAGAACTATATTACTTCCAGAAGATGCATTAACAAGATAGTTATTGTTAACCTGTAGTGGATTATCTATCTGCTGTCCTACACCAGTAGCAGTATCGAATGCGACATATGTATGTCTTCTACCACCATTTCCTGTCCAGTATTTCTCAATACCGAATGAATCAATAGCGTTGTTCTGATAGATTCTAAAGTCCTTAGCACCTTCAGTACCACCAACTCCAGCAGATCCAAGGTTATCAATGTGGAACATTGTCTTGGATGCAGTCTCAGTCTCGTAGACCTTACCTGCTTGATAGTACTCTTCACCTAAGAATACATTACCTTCTCTATTAGTAACTTTAAATGTTGTTACATCAGAGCAGAGACCAAATGCCTGACAGTTCTCATAGTTGATCTTAAGATCACCACCAAGTTGAGCTCCACCATGTAATGTTAGTCCAGAAGTTGATGTCTTCGCATCAGCAAGTGATCCGTCTCCAGAGTGGCCATCGTCATTAGCGATAGACATAACCAGAGTCTGACCATCAGAACCATACATTCTGAGGTTACCACTGTATATCTCAACGTCATCGTGAACAGTTAGTTTACCACCACCATATAGATCAACTAAAGGAGTACCAATAGTATTTGGATTTCTAATTTGCTTAGGAGTCTTAACAGCGAAGCTAATATCATTAGAACCATCAACACTATCAGGTATGAACCACTCAGTTCCAATTCTGACGTATGTTATATAATCAAGTTTAGGAGCAATTAGATCAGCATCACGTAATGTAATCTCAAGTCTGATATCACTTGTGTTAGGTGTTCTAGCCTTAAGTGCAGTTGCTCTATCACCCTGTGTTGCAGGTACATCATGTAATAATGTAGTAGTTCTATCATACTTGTCTAACTTAACAACATTAGCACCTATCGAGAATGCTTGTGCTGCTGTTCCTTCTAATCCTCTACCTCCAGATGGATATTGAGCATTAGTAGCTGTTGGAAGTATTAGTTCTCCACCACCACCTGTGTAAGGATCATCAGTAATCTGAATAACCTCGATTGCAGCACCAACACCACTTACATAGATTGCAACCAAGTCACCTTTCTGGAATGCAGTTAGGTTACCTTGAATCTCAATGTTAGATGTGGCAGTTACAATGTTGTCCGCAGTAGTAGTTGAAGGACCACCTGATATAGTAGACTGAGGATTATGTCTGTAGACATATACTACATCACTATCTTTACTATATGCAGCAGGAGATGAACCGAACTGTTCAGAAAGCATGAATACTGTTCCATGCTGATTACCAACCTCTGTATTACCTGTGCAAGTATCAACCTTGAATATATCAACAGTTTGATTATTAGTAATCTTAAGTTTTCTGTTGGTATCTGCATCAATATATGGTGTTGTGCATGTTCCTGTTAGGTTCAATGAACCACCAATATTTGCATCACCACCAGTTACTAATGTACCATCAGTAGAATCAACAGAGAATACTGACTCTTCTTGTGCAGTATCACAACCATTCTTAATGTAGAAACTCTTAGCTACCTGTGATAGGAGAGTTTCAACCTTGAATAGTTCACCTTGATCATCAACACCATCAGCAGGGACGGTAGTATCTTCACGATCAATAATTACATAATCACCAAGATCTATATCTCCACCAAACTGTGATAGATATACATCTTCTGATACTCCACCAGAATCAATTGCACTAGTAATCCATGTAGCATCATACTGAACATTACACTTATAGATTGGAGTTGTATCAGGATGATCTGATCTTGTTGCTGTCCATGTACCAAATGGTAGTCTCTCAACTACAATATAGTATGGAGCAGTACTAATCCTTGGTAGTGAAACGATCTTAACAAATTCAGGATGTAATGTACCACCTGAATCATCTGTATCAATCAATAGAATATCATTCTCATTGAAGTACTGATTACCAGCAGCATCTTCTGGCTTATTCTTAATAGGTAGATAGTATTGGTTACCAGTTAGAGCAGGTAAAGTCTGAGGTTCAATTACTGGTACTCCACCAACATTAGGAATCTCTTGCTGGAATGTTGCTCCACCCCATGCACCACTACCAGATGTATCAACTTGGTTGTAACTATCAATCAGAGTATTGTTTGAAGTTACTCTTAGAACATCAACCAAATCAACGTTGCTGTTGAATAGATTGTTACCAAGTACTCCACTAGCATGAGCAAATGCAGTTGATCCTGCCTGTGCTCTCTTAGCACTGAATGAGTAAGAAGCAAATCCACCACATAGAGTAACATCAGCATTGAATCTAGCAGTAGCATCAACAATCAGGTTATTTCTAATTGTTGTAGATCCACCTTGACCAGCAATCTTAATTTCAGAAGCATTAGTTGCAAAGTCAAGTATAGATGTTGAAGAGTTACCAGAGAAGAATTCTACCTTCTGAGAAGTAGAACTTAGTTTAACGATACTACCAGCACCAGATCTTCTAGATCCTAGTTCTGCATCACCATCTATCTTAAGAACTTTAGTCTTAATTCTAGTAGCAGATAATGATTCGTTATTATCATATGCACCACCAATATCAACTAGTGATATTGTAAGAGCACCATCTGAAGCACGGTTGTCTGGTGTAGCACCTAATCTTATGTTACTATGAAGTGAACTACGTCCGATATTGATAAACTGATCTGCTTCAGTTGTATCACCAATAGCAATTGTAGTTGCATTCTGACCAATATTAAGTGTTCCAGTAAATCCTGCTGAATTAACAAGATTAAATCCACCTGTTGTGATCGTTGTTGTTATGTCAGCAGTATTAGCACCACCTCCACCATTAACTTCTACATCTTGTAAGAAGATAGCATTATCAGTGAACTTGGAAGTACCACCAACATAGAATGTACTATCAAGTGATGCATTATCAACATTGATACCAATACGATTATCAACAGTATTAACTCTGAATAGTGCAGAATCTGTAGGAGCAGCACTATCACCACCAACTAAGAATGCAGATGTGCTACCAGTTTCAGTCTTAACTGTTCCTGTCTCAGTTAGATAAGAGTTAATTGTCTTACCACTGATGAATGTAGTACCTACAACATCTAAGTTAGCACGAGGTTCTGTTTCAGCAGATACAAATCCCTTCTGGTATGCACTATGTGCAGAACGTGCAATAGTGTTAATACCAAGTTTGTAATCACCAATAGTGTCAGTTTCTGTTCTTAATGCTTCTGAACCTAGTACACCAACTTCCTTGAATGAAGAGTTAGAGAACTCAACAGTTGGATTTGGTTGGCCACCTGGAACATTAGCAATAATATCTCCATTCCAGTTAAGTGTCTCATTTGCTAATGTTATACCTTCAGCAACGAAGTGAACATAGTTATTAGTACCTGAGAATGCATCTCCATTAGGTGAAGCAACTTGGAATGGTATGGAATTAAATCCAGCATTATGATAGAAATCATTAATTCTAATCTGAGATCCAGATGTAATACCAAGATCATCGTTAGTAATATCAAGTCCTGTATTAGCTGACTTGAATGTTAACTTAACTAGACTTCCAGAATTAATAAACTCAATAGTGAATATACTTGTATCAGCAATTGGTTCATAGTAGTTTGCATATATCCATCCAAGTGAACCAGTTCTTCCTACTTCCTTACCTTTAAGTAAAACATCACCTGGTCTTGGTAAGACATTACCATACATGGTGTATTGTTCACTAGCAAGTCTAGTTCCACCAGGGTTGCCAACCAAATCACTATTGTTTGGTGTCATGTTAGATGGAAGAGAACCAGTACCACCAGTATGTGTCTGGAACATGTACTCTTGACCATTACCTCTGGCATTAAATCCAAAGATAGCAGCATTAACACGGTTCTTGCTGATCTGAATATCACCCTTAGTTGGTGGTGTGAATGCAGTTCTACTTAATGACTCATCTTGTTCTAGTTGTGTTACAGGATCAACAGATGATACATTAGAACGAACAATAACAGCATGACGTTCCTGTGTTAGATCATTATCCTGTACAGATACAATTAGAGGAGATTCAAATGTATTAGGTAGTGTTCCTTCTCCACCAACAACTGTAATATTCTGGTTGAATGTTACAGGGGTGTCAAAGGTAGTAACTAGACTTCCAATTACATCATCCTTATCTCCATCATCTTGTAATGTAGCAGCATCTATAAATGTTTCTTCACCTGTGATAGCATTGATTCTTCTGTTACCAATGTACAAGTCACCTTGTGAGTTAATACCAGTGTAGAATACAATACCACCATCTTGCTTCTTAGACTGAGCATAGAAGTCTTCTTCTGGTGTTAGAACTACTTCCTGTCTAGCTGGTAGACCAGTTGAGTAGTTACCTGGACCAAAACCAAGATATTCAAATGTGTGGTTACCTGCTCTTGCAATAGATGGTCGTCTAAGTTCAACATAGTATCTCTGATCTGAGAGAACTGTGCTGTTACCAGCGATAGGAATTAATCTATCTTCTGATCCAGAGGTTGCATTACCAAGTTGTGCCTGAATCTTATTAGAACCAGTATATGTGTTCTCAATGAAAGCAGGTTGTTTAATTAGATCCTCAACACCTTCTCTTGTTACAGAGTTCTTATAGTCGTTAACTGTAACTAAACCATGAGTATAGTTATCAGCAGCAGAATATGCTTGAGGTGGATCAATTAAATTAGCATATAGATTTTTCTCTTCGTTTGTTGTACCTGAGTTCTTAAACCAGAGAGGATCATTTCTATAGTTTAGAGGATATAGTTTGCTAACTGGCTGAGAGAACTTGAATCTCTGGAAGTTTCCACCAGCACCAGCACCAGTTGGGAATGGTGACATGTTACCACGTAAGCAAGTTAGATAGTAAACACCATCTTGCTGACCTGCGATACGTTTCTGTAATGTCTCGTAACCGAAGATGTAGAATGTATCTTCAATGATACCAGCATCAGTAACAGACTCAACATAGTATTGAACACCAGCACTGTCAGTTACAGTATCACCAGGAGTAATAGTGTAAACATTTGCACCATCTTGCTTATAGTAATACTCAGGATATCCCTTAGCGATCAAGGTCTTAAGTGGTAATGACTTACCAAAGTCCTGATCCTCTACCATATCAGCGAATACAGATCCTTGAGTGAATCTAGTTTGAGTGAATTCTGAGAACTCTAATTTTCCGCCGCGTAAATTTTTCAGAATTAGGTAATGGTCACTTCCAACTGAGTAGTAGCCATGTATATTACCAAGTCCAGATGAATTACCAGTCCATTCAATTTGGTTAGCAGTAATACTCTGTGTCTTACTGGTTATAAAGTCTCCACCTTGAGGAGCAGTGATCTTAACTGTTGTAAACTTATCGTTTCTTAATCCAGGATAGTTAACAATGTCAACTGCATGGTCATAAACAGTTAGTTCAAGATAATTGATAGAATTATCTAATTGATCTGCTACATAACGAGCACCCTGAATTGTGGCCTGAATACCACTGGTTGTACGAATAAATGCACGGTAATCAATACCAGCACCAGTTAGATCCTTTCTATATGGATCATATGCAAGATCTTTGTTTAAGTTATTGGATGTAAAGTCTGCATCAGTGTATCCAATATATTCACCTGCTTGTCTTGGGTTCTCGAACCTAGCACCAAATTGGTTACCACTTACAGGTTTCAATAAGATCTTCTGTGGAATTATCTTACGAGTATCGTCAGTTCTTGTCTTGATAACAAATCCATTGATAGGATCTCTTGCGTTCTCAAGATACTTAGGAATAACATAACGTAACTTGTATGTTCTTTCATCTGCCTCACGAACATCCTTAAGACGCTCATACCACATGTCAGTGGTCTTAGGTCTATCAGCATAATCATTCTGATGAATTCTCCAGAATATATTATCGCTGCTTGTATGCTCATCCTTAGTCTGAATATACCACTTACCAGTTGTAGTTACATTATCAGTGAATCCAGGTTCAAACTGGAATGGACTTCTACGCTTGTTAGCAAATACATTAAATGATAATGTTTGTCCAGACTGGAATGTTATTGGATTTGCTCCAGTAATAGCATCAGCATGTGTTTCATGGATGGTAAATACCTTAGCATTTTGGTAACGAGCATAGAACTCTGTCTTACCATTAAGTCTACCAGTAGCAAGATCTGCAACTGCTGAATTATTACCACTAACATATGTTGTAGCAACTAGAGGTAAGTCACCACCATCAATTCCTCTAAAGAATACTCTATGAGGAGTAGTAGATGCAGATGGCTTATCAAAGATATTTGAAATATCAGTTTCAATACCAGCATTAACTGCATTAGTTAATTCACACTTATATGTGTGAAGATCGTACTTGTCATCAAGAACAAACTGATAGATATCAATCTCAACATCAGGATCAATAGCATCAGTTTCAGATGCATAGATGTAGATACCAGCAGCAGCATTTTCTTTTGATGTTGCAAGCATCAACTTGGTTTGATCACTACCATTGAAGAATGTAGTACCATTATAATTTTCTGGTACTGTAACTCTACCTGGAGCAATTACATAGTAGATTTGGTTAGTAGAGAATCCATTAGGTAGTCTAACAAGTCTCTTATCAACCTCAACATACTTCTGTGTGACTGTATCGAAACGGGGTCTTGGAACCAATCTTACGGGAGTTCCAGTCTCAAAGTCGTGAGCATTAGATGAACCAGTACCAGTTGTATCAATAGTGAATACAGTTGCTCTGGAAGCAAGTAATGCAGTATTAACTGTCTGTTCTTGACGAGTAACTGATCCAACACCACTGTTAATAATTGTAGTACATACTCCTATCAATGTGTCGATAGCAGCAGCTGTACTTGCACACTGTAAAGATCCAGGAGCAGTTGTTGTATCCTGAGTGATAGATGTATCTGTTTGAGGTAATGTATCAGCCCAGATTCCCTTAGTATAAGCAAAGAATAGATTAGTTGTGCTACTTGTTTGTAGAGTATTGACTGTATTACCAGTAGTTAATCTAGAATTGATAACACCAAGTTCAATCTTAGTATTGTCAACAATTCTCTTAACATATGTTCCTTCTGGTATGTTAGTATAGATTGGTGTTGCACCAGGTTGTAATGCACCATTGACATAAGGTGATACACCAGTCTCATCATACTCAGTAACACTCATACCAATGATGATACCTCTTGTATCACCAACATCAACTATAGCTGTCTGATCAGTAGAGCAATTGAATACAAGAACATCAAAGTTCCTCATAGCAGCAGTTGCTATTGATCCAACATAGTTGTAAGCATCAATAGTTTCTGATTTCTCAGCATCAATGAAGTCTAGGTTATTACCAACGAAGTAAGATTCACCAGCCTGAACACTATTAATGTTACCACCAAGTCTTAAGTCATTAACAACAGCATCTGTGATGAATGCAATATCACGGAAGCACTTAGATGACTCATTATTAAGAGTAAAGTCTCCTTTATTAACTGTAGGTAGGCCACTGATATTACCAGCAGTAATAGAATCTGTTATGATGTCATATAATGTTTCTATTGTACCACGAACGTTAGCACAATCCCACTCACCACTGCTTAATGATGGTAGAGTGTCTAATGTACCTGCCTTCAATGCGTCTCCAACAATACCAATCAAGGTATCAACAGTAGCAAGAACATCAGAACAATTACCAAAGGCATATGTACTTGGATGTGTTATCGTTGCTGCTCTTGGATAAGCATGTTTAGTAGCATTATTATCTGTAGCACATGTGAAGATTAAGGACTCAGTTCCTAACTTAACACTCTCACCTACTGTTAGTGAGTGAGAACCAATAGTTAGTACCAATTCACCTGTTGTTGGATTGTAATCAGCAGCAGTAGGTGTATGCTCTACATTTGTGGTAGTTCCAACGTTAATCCAAATCTGACCAGTCTGTCTCCAAACTCCATTACTTGTTGCAGATACGAATGTATGAGCAAACTGACTGTTAGGACCAGCCTTACCAATGAATACATCAAATGTATTTTGTGTTACATTAGAGATAGGTAACCACTCACTGTAGAATGGATCAGATGTTCTTGGATATGTCTTATTAACAGTATTACCATCCTTCAAACATGTGAATGTAAGAGAATCTGGTGCAAACGTAATAGAATCATTTGCCTTCTCAATTCCATTAGCAGTTGCAGATACAAATGTATGTACTGAAGTGTTAGTAGATGGAGTACCTAATAGAACATTAACTTCAATTGTATTAGCAGTTACATTAGTAACAGATAACCATCTTCCACTTACAGGATCAGCAGCACGAGGATATGACTTAGCATTACCTGTTGGATTAGCAATACCAACGTTAACTGTAATAGTTGTAGCAGTTACAGCAGTGATGGCAATATTTGTACCAGATACAGGGTCAGTTGATCTTGGATATGAATGATTAGTTGCATGATTGTCAGCATCACAAGTAAATGTAATACCACCGTCTGCAATCTGAATTGTATTAGCAGTTGTAAGACTGTGAGTACCAAGAGTGATCTGCATATCACCACTGACAGGATTGTATGTTGTACCAGCCTGTGCTGTGAAGTTAGATGCACCAGATGAGATAGCATCAGCAACACCACTTACAAATGTGTGAGTACCAGTAGCAGCACTACACTCAAATGTTAGTGAGTTATCTGCAATTCTTATCCTATCGCCATTTCTATAGGTGTGATTAGGAATTGTAAGAACTAACTGACCAGCAGCTGCATCATAAGAACCATTAGTTACAGTATCATATGTTGTAGCCTTGAATCCATGATTTGCGATTCCAACGGTCAAGACACCAGTTGCAGGATCATATGCTGTACCAGCTCCTGCTGTATGTAATGTCTTGTCTATATTTGTAATATCAACTGCTGTGTTGTATATTGGATCTGTTGATCTTGGATAAGACTTAACAGTCTCGTTATTGTCCATTCCACAAGAGAAGAACAATGAATCATTAGCAATCTTCACACCATCTGTCATCATTAGATTGTGTGTTCCAATATCTAATGTTAATCTTCCAAGTCCAGCATCATAAGTTGCGTCTGAAATATCATACTTAACTTGTTCTGTTGTACCAACATCAACTGTGATTGTTGTTCCAGTAACAGCAGTAATTGTAACTGCCTCACCAGCAATAGGATCCTTACCAGGACGAGGATATGTCTTATTGTCGGTATTGCCATCCATCTCGCAAGAGAATGTCAATGAGTTGTCAGCAATCTTGATGCTTGTACCAACTGCTAATGAGTGAGCACCAATAGTTAATACTAGATCACCTAGACCTGGGTTATAAGTTGCACCAGTTACATTAAACTGAACGATAGGTGATGAACCTACATTAACTGTAAATGTATCTGTAGTTACACTTGTAATTGCTAGTGATTGTCCAGAAGCAGGGTCTGTTGAACGTGGATATACATGCTGACTAACATCATTATCCATATCACAACTGAAGGTTAATGCACCATCAGCAATGATAATAGTATTAGCAGTTGATAATCCATGGCCTACACTTGTGAATGAAATATCACCTGAAGCAGGATCATATGCAGCACCCGTTACTGTGTATTGAGTACCCGTATTTGCTGTGATTCCATTATTAACAGCAGATATGAATGTATGTGTATAGTTACCACCAGATGATACAGCACCAGTTGTAGCAGATACAAATGTGTGAGCATATGCACCACCAGTGATCAATGCACCTTTAGCAGCATGTGAGAATGTATGAGGATAGTTACCACCTGAAACTACTGCACCTGTAGATGCACTCAAGAATGTATGAACTGACTTATCAGGAGAAGGTCCAACATTAAGAGTGATTGAAGTTGCATCAACAGCACTAATTGGCAATGCAGTATCATATGCTGGATCAGATGTTGATGAAATTACTCTACCAACTCCACCTGCACCAACATTAACTGTAAATGTATCAGTACTTACTCCTGAAACTGTTAACTCCTTGCCTGAAGCAGGGTCAGTTACTCTAGGATATGAATGTTGTGAGAAGTTATCATCCTTATCACATGTGAATGTCAATGAATTGTTAGTAATGATTATCTTATCACCATTACTTAATCCATGAGATGCAGCAGTGATGACTAAATCACCAGACTGTGAAGTATAAGTTGCACCAGTAGCAGTTAATGATCCACCAGAAACTATTGTTATTCCACTAGCAGTAGCACTAACAAATGTGTGGTTGTAATGATCTGTTACTGCATCATAACCAGCAGCAGTTCTAACGATACCAGAAAGATTACCAACACCACCAGTTGTAGTTCCAAGTGACTGTATAAGGATACCAATTAATGTATCAACATCAGCAACAACTGAACCGCAATGTGGTAAGTTAGCAGGTAGATCCCAATCTTCTACGATTGTTAGATCCTTAGTCTGAGTTAGTGGGTTGTTACCATTAACACTAACTGTTAGGTTGTTAAGAACTTCTATTGCAATGCTGCTAACATACTCATATACACGAACAATCTCATCTCTTCTATCGTCTTCAATAACTGTTGTGTAGTTAACTCCACCAAACTCATTAGTAATGAATCCTTCAGCAACATCATATGTCTTACTGTTACCACCGAACTTAACGTCCCATGTAACTTCTCTTAAGACATCATAGATATCATCTAAACAATCCTGCATTGTGTTGCCAGCAGAAGGAGTATATGAAGGGAAATCTACCTTCATTCTTTCATATGCTTCTCTAGCAATAAATTCTTTATTTGTACGGATTAGATCATGTGCATCAGCGTGCATGTTAGAGACTATTGCTGGTTCTCCAACCTGATCTAATGTGATTGTTGTATCCTTAACATAGTATAGGTTGTTAAGAGAACGATTCATCAAGTCGGCAGCACGTTTGAATGCTGTGATCACTGGATCAACTTCTCCTTGAACACCATTACCTAGTAATGTGTTACCATCAAAGTACTCCTTAGTAGCAGCGATAGTAAATTCATTACCACCGAACCATAAGTCTTGTGCAACAGCATCAACGAAGATACCCATGTCTCTACGACACTTAGCTTCACCTGTTAAGAATGTTCCTGCGTTCTCTACTGGCATACCAGCAAGAGTACCATTAGTAATGGCATCTGTTACGATAGTACCAAGTGTTACGATTGCTGACTGAACATCAGAACATAAAGCATCATTGTACTGATTAGATGTATTACCAGCAAATGTAACTGCATTAGCAGATGCACTTACAAATGTATGAACTTCATTTGTAAACTTAGCTCTACCAACATTAACTGTGATAGTATTAGCATCAGCAGCAGTAATTTCAATATATGCTCCATTTACAGGGTCACTGGAACGAGGATAACTCTGTTGTCCTACACTTCCTTGATAGTTACAACTGAATGTAAGAGATCCAGCAGCAATATTAACTCTGTTACCAACACTTAATCCATGAGCATTCATGGTTAGAACTAAGTCACCTGTAGCAGGATCGTAAGTAGCATTAGAAGGAGTAAACTGTTGCTGAGTCTGGCCATAAGGTGATCCAGGAGCATTATCAGCAGTGATAGTTAAATCCTTATCATACATTGACTGTGTAACTGCCTTTCTCATTTGAGTTACAGCAGCATTAAGAGCAGTTGTGTACTGAGTCTGCTCTCCAACAAAACCATTAAGGATAGGTGTTGTTGTATCAGAGAAGTATTGTTGTGCAAATGCTCTTGTATGCTTGTTACCAGTGGTATACAAGTCAGTAGCAACAGCATCTATAAAGATTCCAATATCTCTGAAACACTTACTCTCATGTACTCCACCAGATCCATTGTTGATCTCTTTTGGTAGAGAGTTAAGATTACCAGCAGTAATGATATCTGTTACAATAGTACCTAGAGTATCAATAGTTGCTTGTACATCAGCACAGTTATACTGAGTATTAATTGAGTTATCTGTATTAGCACCAAAGATAACTGAATCAGTAGCAGCTCTTACAAATGTATGAGTTGCTTGTGGAAGATGCTTAATTGCATTATTTGAAGCAGTTACAAATGTATGAGTTGTATTTGGTCTGAACTCAACAGCATCAGTAGATGCAGAAACCCAAGTATGTGCTTCGTTGTTACTACCAGTACCAACACCAACATTCATTGTGATCCAACCATCTTGTCTGTCTACACCATTTGAAGTAGCAGATACAAATGTATGATTGAATTGACCGAATGATCCTGCTGCACCAACGTTAACATCGAAGGAGTTAGCAGTTACATTACTTACAGCATACCATCTACCACTAGCAGCATCGCTAGTACGAGGATAAGTATGTGTACTTGAATTATTATCCTTATCACATGTGAATGTCAAAGAATTATCAGCGATCTTAATGTAATCGCCATTTGAGAATCCATGTGTAGGAATTGTAAGAGTTAGTGCTCCAGTTGCAGCTGTGTATGCTGCGTTAGTAACTGTATGCTGAGTAGCACCAACATTAGTAATTAGAATTGACTTACCAGCATAAGGGTCAGTGCCTGGTCTTGGATATGATCCATTACCACCGCCACCAAATCCACAACTGAAGGTCAATGAATTATCTTTAAGAACAATACTTCTACCAACACCGATACCATGCTGACCAATATTTAATGTTAAGATACCAGTTGAAGGTTCGTATGTACCATCAGTAGGAGTGAAGTCTCTATTACTACCAGCAGCATTAATATTAACTGTGATAGTACCATTAGTATAATCTACTGCTGTAATAGTAGCAGACTTACCTGAATACTCATCAATACCAGCACGAGGATATGTCTTGTTAGTACTATTACCATCCATAGCACAAGTAAAGGTCAAAGAGTCATTCTCAATGACAATTCCTTCACCAACTGCTAGGCCATGAGTACCGATTGTTAATACAAGATCACCTGTAGCAGGATCATAAGTAGCATTACTTGGTGTCCACTGTTGATCAGCACCAGCACCACCAATATTTACAGTGATGGTGTCAGCTGTTACAGTGGTTATCTGAACATACTTCTCATAGTTTGAACTTGCAGATGTAGGATATGTCTTCTGACTTGCATTACCATCCATTCCACATGTGAATGTTAATCCATTCTCAGCAATGTTAATGCAATCACCTGTAGTTAATCCATGACCTGCGATAGTTAATACAAGATCGCCTGAAGTTGGGTTATATGATGCATCTGTTGGTGTGAATCTCTTTTCATCATTCTCACCATAATCAGATCCAGGTGCCTTATCTACAATAGTTAAATCTTTAACGAAGAGTTGGTTAGTAACCGCCTTCTTCATTTCTTCTTTTGCTTGAGCGAAAGCAGCATTTGCTTCTGCCTCTTCACCCTGAACACCATTTGTTATAGGTGTAGTAGCATTCTGGAAGTACTCAGCAGCAAATCTATATGTGTACTCATTACCTTTAATGAATAAGTCAAGAGCAACAGACTCAACGAAGATCTCAAGGTCTCTACGACACTTAACTTCACCTAACTCACTGACATAACTGGTTTCTGCTGGAAGTCCAGACAAGTTACCAGCACTAATAGCGTCAGTTACAATAGTTGTAAGAGTTGCGATTGCATTCCTTACATCAGCACAAGCTGCTGGATCTGTATTAGGAACATTAGCACCACCAGCAATATAATCTGCTGGACCTGAAGTTAGGGTAAGATCCTGAACTGCTAATTGGTTACTAGCAGCAAGTTGCATCTGATCCCTTGCTTGGTTGAATGCATAATTTGCTTCTGTCTCTTCACCAGACAGTGAGTTACCGAAACTAGATGCAAACTTACGTGCATATCTGTTACCACCCATGAATACATCAAGAGCAATAGCATCTATGAATATACCTGTGTCTCTTCTGCACTTAGCTTCATACTGAACATGATTAGGATATGCAGTAAGAGTATTGGCCCATACTGTATTGATAATAGAAGCTTTGTTCTGTAATATTAAACGATAACCATCTGCAAATCTGGAAGATGGAGTAGTTGCAGCATCTCCAGTATGATAGAAATCTGGATGTTGTACTGCAATATTACCAAGACCACGATCTACGATCCAGTCTTTGTTTTGCATAATCAAACGATATGCATCAGCAAATCTTGATCCATCATCTGTTTCTGCATCGTTAGGGAAGTAGAAATCAGGATGATCCATAGTAATTTGTGCTATGGCCTTATCCTTAATCTCCTTACTGTTACGACGGATGAATCTAAATGCATCACCAAATCGTGATTGTGAATTAGTTTGTGTATCTCCAGGACTATAGTAATCTGGATGATATACTGCTACCTCAGCAACAGCACCATCAAGAATATAATCTTTGTTTGCTAAGATTAAGTTTCTAGCATCCTTATTACGGCTAGCAGAACTTGTAATTCTATCTGCGTAGATAGTAACTGAGTTAGTTGCTGCACTTACAAATGTATGTGCATATGCACCACCAGAAATTACAGCACCAGCAGTAGCAGATACGAATGTATGTGCATACTGATCTCCAACAGAAGCAGCAGCACCAACATTAATTGTTATAGTACCATCTTGTTTCTTAATACCATTGGATACTGCTGATACAAATGTATGAGCAGATACATCAGAAGAAACACCAATGTTAACTTCAAATGTATTTGTTGATACGTTAGAAACTGGTAACCACTGACCACTAGCAGGGTCAGATGATCTAGGATATGCATGGTTGGTAGCATTATTATCCTTAGCACAACTAAATGTGATTGATCCATCATCTAATTTAACTGCACCATTTGCTTTCTCAACACCACCAGCAGTTCCTGATTGGAATGTATGTGGATAATCTCCAAGAGTTGTAGATCCAACATTAACCTCAAATGTATTTGTAGTTACATTTGAAATTGGTATCCACTTGTTGCTAACTGGGTCAGTTGATCTTGGATATGTTTTCTGTTGAGCACCACCGTCTTTAGTACATGTGAATGATAAAGAATTATCTGCGATCCTTATCTGATCACCATTCTTAAATCCATGATTACTAATAGTTAATACTAATGCACCTGATGATGGTGTATATGTTGCAGCAGTTACAGTTCCTGAAGTTGGAGCAGTAATACCATGACCAGCAACAGTTAGTTGCAATGCTCCTGTAGAAGGAGTATAAGTTGCATTTGTTGCTGTTATGTTAGAAGATCCAACACCAGTAATTGCTATAGCAGTATTAGCAGCAGGATCAGTTCCTGGACGTGGATATGACTGTGCTACACTATTACCATCCTTAGTACATGTGAATGATAGTGAGTTATCTGCTAACTTAATGGAACTACCAGAATCTAAATTATGTGTTCCAACTGTGAGAACCATCTCACCACTTGCTTCATTATATACTGCATTAGAAACATCATAGTTAACTATAGGTGATGCACCAATATTAACAGTAAGTGTATCACTAGTAACTGAATTGATTGCTAACTTCTTATCATATGCAGGATCTGATACACGAGGATATTTCTTCTGTGATACATTATTATCCATTGCACATGTAAATGTCAATGAATCACTAGAAATCTTAAGTGTATCAAGTACAGTATAACCATGCCCTACAACTGTTAGAACTAAGTCACCTGTAGCAGGATCATATACTGCATTAGTTGGAGTATATGAAGCACTGATAGCATTAGCAGGGTCAATAGTAATAGTCTCATCTGTTACTGTTAACAGATTAGCGATTGCTTGCTTAGATAAATCTCTTGCTCTATTGAAAGCATAAACTGCTTCTCTTTCTTCACCAACTACACCATTTGCGATAGCATTTCCACTACCATCAAAGTATGTCTTTGTTGCTTCTATAATATTAGCGTTACCACCATCTCTTAAATCTTCTGAGATAGCATCAACAACATATCCAATGTCTCTCTTACACTTATCTTCAGCAGAAGAATGTGCAGGATATGTATCTACCGTCTTCTGCCATGCAGAATTAACAATCTCTTGACGGTTTGCCTGAATTAGATCACGAGCATCTGCATATCTATTTGCAGCAGGGTCTAGGCCAGGATTTACATAGGAAATATTTTTTAGATCTGGGTATTTCTCAAGAATGTATCCGAATACCTCTTCTTGGATCATGCGTCTGTTGCTTTCAATCAAGTTAGCAGCGTCAGCATATACATTATTAATAGCATATCCACTTGGATTTAATATAGATCCTTTAGCGATATACTTAACAAAACCTGTTGGTTCTAGAGTTACATTGAAGAACTCATCACCAACAGCACCTTTCTCAAGTTTTACGTTTAATTTTTCGTTTGTTTTAGCACCAAGTCTATATCCTGTAATTGTTGCAGCAGGACGAGTCAATGGGTCTATAATATCCTCACTACCTAAGAATAACTTAGTATAGTTGGTAGGATTTTGAATTGTTCCTTGAATATCAACAGTATAATATTGAATCTTCTCTACATTAGTAGCACTATCTACAACCTGTTGAGGAGGAATAATATCAGTAATATATCCACCCTTATCTTGGTTAAAGGAGAATCCCTTATGACCAATAGCATGTAAAGATGTATTACCAAAGTTACTGTTAGAGTTGGTGATACTCATATCACCACCACTTTCCATTAGGAAGTGATCAGCATAACCAACAGCGAAGATACTAACACACTGAATGAATGCATCTTCTGAAGCACGAACGTGGAAGTTTCTCCAGTCATCCTTCCAATATGAATCACCCTTAGTGTGGTAAGGTACTGTTGCAAATGCATCTGTTAAGGATGCTTGGTTCCAAGTATTTGAATACTCATCATATCTAATGAATGATCTGTCGTCTTGCTGTAGTGATACACCAGTATACTGTGCAATAACAACTGACTTAAATCCAGTTGCTTTTAGACCATTAGCCCAGATACCACAAATACCCCATGTTGAACGGATGGAGCAGTTAAAGACGTATGGAGAAGCAGATTCAACAGAGTCAACTTCTGCTAATGTCTGTGCGTTCTGACCTAATGCAGGAGTAGTATCTACACTTATTGTCTGACCAGATACTATATTAGTTCCGATAGCAGTTGCTATAACAGGAACTTCATAAATGAACTTACGAGTATCATTCTGATCAATCTTTGTGATTGGGAATATACCTTCAAGTACATCATCAATTTCTGTGTTAGAAATACCAACAAACTGGCCTTGGAAGTAACCATGATCAACTTTAGTTGTTACTTCAACTTCTGTTGTTGAAGGAGGAATAGAAGGATCAGTAGTACTATCAGTAAACTTTAAAGACTCAATAACACGAGAGTCAGATAGAGGACCAACAATTCTGTTCTCTTGAACTCTCTGATCAAATTCACCTGGATCATCAATAGTAGGTTGATATGCAGAGAATCCCTTAGCAATCTTTCTATAATAAAGACCTAACTCTTCTGAGTCAGCATATTCAAATACAGTTAGTTTATGGTGAGAATAATTAGGAGCAGTTTTCTTAGTGAAATCTGTAGGATCATAGTAAACTTCACCAGTACCTGCTGAAGCATTATAAAGAGGAGATTCAGATGTTGTCTGACCATCTTTAATAGTAAACTGCCAGAAATAACAACCACCAGTTACGTTGAATAATGCAGTACGTGGAGATAATAAGGATGCTGGATCAGGAACATACAACGGACGTAATGTAGTTCTACGAAGATCGTAACCAACAAGAGAAGAACCACGAGGAATGATTGCACCACCCTCAGTGTTGTTAAACTTATAGTAGATATTATCAGGATTAGATAAATCTAAGATAGAATTATCTGTCCAAGCATTATTTGCTTGATCAAAACCAAATACATCAATACCACTAGTATCTGCAAGACCTGGCCTGTTATCAATATAATGGATGCCAGGCATCAGCATTATAGTAAATTGGTCAAATCTATCGTTGTCGAAACCTGGTAGATATGAATACCTAGCAATCTCAATAAAAGCACGCTGGATGCTCTTAAATGGAGTTACTGGGGAGTTACCTCTGTTTGATAACGCATCCGTTGCGTTAAAATCGTCTGGTGAAACATATAGATACTTACCTGTTTTACTAGTAATCAGGTTATCCAGTCTTGTTAATGGCATAATTCGTCCGAGCCGTTGTCATAAGATCTTCTCGATTTATTTATACCAGTAAATCCCTTAACATGACTTCGGTTCTAAAATTTTAATTACTATGGATTTGAACCGTTAATCACCCCATATTTGTATCGTATATCTAAAATCTGGTGTATCTGGAGAAACAGAAGTAACCAAATGTGGTTCTGAATTGTCATTTACTACCATAGAATTAAACTCTGGTAATATGGCCTTATAAATTCCAGATCTTTCTGTACCTTGATCTGCCCATATAAACCATCCTCCAGCATTGGGATGCCAGTCTTGATTCAAATAAATTGTAGCACCAAATATATGATGTTCATCATCGTGAATAGCGATACCAGAATTAGGTTGCCAAATATAATATTGTGACATTATTTTGGTATGTTCTGGTACATATCTTCTAATTTCACGTTGTATTTCTAGGTTTAAATCATGCGGAACAAGAGATGTTAAGCAACTACCATTTAACCCCTGCTTCAAATGTGGCTTCCATATCATATTACTGGAAGACCAACATTGCTGAGGTATCATTTCATTTAAACTATCTAAACAATCGTCAAGTAATTCTCGACTTAAGACGTTATATGCTATTTTCATAATATGCCATCAGAGGGATTTGAACCCCCGACCTTGGCTTTACAAAAGCCCTGCACTACCACTGTGCTATGATGGCAATAAGATAAGTTCTGGTAAATCGACATAACCGTGATTAAGTAATCTGTGACAATTTGCACATAAGGGAGCACACTTATCTATCTCATCTTTGAGTTTAGCATAAGATGCGATAGATTGCAACTGAGATATAGTAGATATCTTGGAAGCAGGATCTATATGATGAAGTTCCATAACTTCCACTGGATACTGCTTATTGCATATAACACATGGATGAGACTTGGCCTCATCCACCATCTGTTTTCTCCTCCTATGACCAACTTGATTCTTTCTCTTTGTCTTCCCGTTTTTTCTAGCCCACTCTCTTTGATATTTTCTGTTTGCTTCCTTGTCTTTAATTGGCATTACTATTGCCTCACAAATTTAAGATACCCGTATTCAGAACCCCAGACTCTCTGGTTTGTATTTACATCCTTACCTGTATCTAGTATATGTAACTCATTCTCATCTAATCTTATTTGATTAATGATATAAGTTTTCTTTCCACCCCAATCAACATAACACTTACATCCTTCTGTGCCACCCTCATATCTATTGTGTCCTACCTTTCTAAAAACTAAATCACAATGCTCACGGAATCTTAAATGTTCGTCTGTTATCTCTTCTACATTAGCACCATTACAATATCTCTCAGGAGTCTTAATGATCTCGTGATTCTTTGTACGAAAAGTACCATTATCTTCAACTATATCAATGACATACTGTAAATAAGGTCTCTGCCTCATATAATTATATGCCTGTTCACCATAATATCTATTCTCACTAATTTTTTTGTATGTCACCCAAATATGAGCATAGCGTGTTGGATGACACTGTGCTTGTGTTTTATTTGAGAAGACACCCTCTAATAATGATAAGAATTCGTTCACTTTTTACTATGTCCGTGTGCAATACCTAATTCATGCATTTTAGCATGTTCTGCTATAGGATCTCTAACATCCTTTTTACCTGGCCCAAAAGTAAACCAGATTCCTACTCCTACTAAGGCAAGAAGAATGCCTACGATTATAAAAACTATAACCACTATTCAGCCTCTTTTACTGCCTTTGAAGATTTTTCTAATACACGCAATGCTTCCAATAGTTCTGGAGTTTCTTCCCATTCCCATATTTGATTATGCTGTGGGTTCTTCTTTTCTATAGTATATGTTCTTTTTGTCATTATGTTCCCCTCTCTTGTAAAGTTATTACATCTGTTAGTAGATTGGTTATTTTATTGATTGTTTCAATATCTCCATCCTTTGCTGCTTGTGCTAAGGCAACACGAAGTCCACCTCTAACATCACGCAATGCTTCAATTAGTGCATCTGATAGCATATTATATTTAACGCTGGAGAAATTATAGCATAAAAAAGGAGGGGTCGCAACCCCTCCTAATATCATTCACTCTGTGAATTTAGAATGTGAACTTAGCACCTAACTTAGCACCCCAGTTAACGATATCGTCACCTGAAGAATCTTCGTCAGTAATGCCTGAAAGCTCACCGTAGATTCCTAGAGAATCTGTAGCAGCGACACTAAGACCTGCTTTTCCAGATAGTTCACCTTCAGAACCATCAGTTCCGTCTACTGCTGTGAAAGCAGGACCGCCTTGTACATAGAATGCAACTTTCTCAGAAGCTTGTCCTTCATAACCGATATGAAGATCAGTAGTAGCTGCAGAGTAGTCTCCGTCAGGATATGAGATATTGCTCTCAACATTCACGTATGGACCAGCAAAAGCTGCACCAGCGAGTAGGAATGGAGATGCTGCAACAGCAGCGATTGTTGATTTGATAGACAT